GCACATTGATGAGGACATCACACCTACAGTGAACGTAATGTCTAAAGGCTTGGGTGTATCATTCGAGCAATATGCAGGTACAATCATTCCGGGATTTGGGGAGGAAGAAGGTGAGACAAAAAAGACTGATAGCCCTGCTCCTGCTGGGGATGCTGATGCCGGGAAAGTAGAAGCAACACCTGCTAGTGCTCCTAAAGAGCCTGAGACAGCCTTGGTTAAGCACATCAAGGTTAGGGAGGGTGTTAGGTCTAAATCTTACGTAGATAGTCTTGGGAACCTTACAGGGGGCACAGGGCATCTACTAACAGCGGAGGAGCAAGCTCAATACCCTAAAGGTACAGACATTCCTGCCGAAGTTACTGATGCGTGGTTTATTGAGGATGTAGAGGAGGCTAGTAAGGCAGCTTCTGTTCAAGCGTTCCATGTACCGGGTGCTACCCCAGAGTTTGTTGATGCTCTGACTAGCATGAACTTTCAACTAGGCCCAAACTGGACGGATAAGTTCCCTGTGGCTTGGGAACACATGCAGGAAGGAGACTTCTTAGGTGCGGCACATGAACTTGAATTCACATCTGAGGGTAGTGGTGTTAAGTCTGACTGGTATAAGCAGACACCAATACGTGTTAAGGATATGAAGAAAGCTCTTGTGAAAATGGAGGCAAGTAAGTAATGAAGAGAACTAATGGTTACATAGTAGTGGTAGCTGCCCTCTTGTTGGTGGGATGCAGTATGGTTCCCGGACAAGATGTTACAGCAGAAACTATTGAGACTGTAGACCAGACGAGTAAGGTGGTTAACAACATGGGGATGGATTGGAAGACCCTCCTGTTGTTTACACTACTGGCAGGTTGGGCTATCCCATCTCCATCCCAGATATTCGGATGGTTGGCTGGCCCGTTAACATTTCTTAAATGGTGGTAACGTATGACGTTTATTAAAACATTAACATTAGAACTGGTTCCAGCCCTGTTAGCTGCATTAGTAGCAGGGATGGGGGCTTACATGGCAATCAAGGATGATATGACAACCTTGCAAGTTAATCAGGGATATATTATCGCTGGGCAACAGGAGATGCGTAAAGAGTATAAGGAGATTCGCAAGGAACAGTATGAGCAGGGTGCTCGTCTTGCATTGATGGAGAGGTATGCGAGGGTTGATTAAAGGGATATAGGGGAGGCTCATTGCGAGTTCTCCCCTTTTTTGTGTCCGCTATTTACTGGCTAAGGATATACCATGCGACAATAAGCAGACCTACTACTGCGAATAAGCCCATATCATTTCACCTTAATTACTTTAATCTTACCACCGGTGGCACAGTCTCGTGTCATGGCATACTTAACAGCTTCCTTCGGAGTAGCACCGAAGTCCATAGCAGCTAGTGCGAAGTCTCCTCCACTTCCTAAGCACATGTCAAAGTCTATTGGAGTTACGTTATACTTCTCATCATGCAATGTGCATTGGTACACCTTACCCTCGTCAATTACAAAGGCTGTTGCATCCAATTCTGTCATACCCTCGTAACCAAATGGGTAGGATTCAACCAGTAGCTCTAAGTCTGACACCGTACCTGCCGCTATAAATATTAAGCCGTCACGCTTATGCACTTTGTTACACTTATCTGTGGCAATCAACGTGCCTGCTGTTGCTCGGCTATCTACCGCCACCTCTTGTCGCTCGTTGCTGAATGCTATCGTAGTCATAGTCATTACTCCATAGTGTTTTGTCTTGATACTCGGCATGTAGCCTACACATCTCTGCGGTAGGCCACACGTTATACAAATTGATAGGTGGGAACTTAAACTCAGCCCACTCTACCCTACTAGATTTCGCACAAGCCTCCTGCACAAGCTGCCTCCCCTGATAGGTTAGTATTGTCCTCCCCTTCTCGTACCTGAGTTAAGTCTATGGCTCTGAGGTATTGCTCAAGACGCTCATACTCTTCTTTAGTACACTCTTCAAATGGGGCTTGAACGTATGTCCCACCATCATAAGGTAGCACAGATATTCCATTGTAGTCTGCTCTATTCTCCCACATCCATGAAGTAAGCTCACCCCACTCCTCTTCTTTTACTGAAATAGTGCAAGAAACATTATGAGTATTGTCCCCAGTGATATGCCCACCCCTAACCCAATCAAGGTTAAAGTTACGCACTCGTTCCAGAAGCTCGAACATACTCTCTGTCCTGAGTATCGCACCATCAGGCGCTTTCTGAGGAAAAGATGCCACAGCCCCGCTTGGATTAAACTGGTCGTCTTCAACCAATTCAGGCATGTTGTCAAGTAGGTACTGATAGAGCGCCTCATCCTTACCAAGACGCATACGCCTAATATAATACTCACCGTACCAAGCATGTATACCGCTACTGCTCCCCACCACCAAGCTAGAGGTTCCACTAGGCTTAACAGTAGTAGTCCTAGCCGCTGGGTTGATTCCGATAAGTAATGCGACACGCTTATTCTCCTCAATAACAGCCTTAGACGCTTCGTTAAGGTCAAGGTCTGCTACCTTACCAGAGCCTATACCCGTCATACCTATACCAACAAGTGCTTCCCTCTCTGTAGTCTCTTTCCATATAGGACGTAGGTAGTGGAAGGCTGTATAACCCGCTTGCAGTGTGCCTATTAAGGAAGCTGCTTTAGCTCGGTTGTTCAAGTCCTCTTGTCCCTCTACGTCTGAGGCGTTAACCTCTGTTAAGTTACAGAATTGGTATGGTCGTAATGATATTTCACAACAAGGGTTAGTACCCCAGTCAGTATTGTTAGTCCAATAGACCCCCGGCTCTCCACAACCTGAGTCTTGTACACGTTTCATTAAGGTTACAAACTCATCTACGCTGACTTCGCCTCTAGGAAGGACAGCAGAGTTGTTAGCGCGTCCTCTATGGGGATGTTGTTCCCACCACTGACCTGACTTACAGGTAAGCATTTCTTCATCATAGCGGTCGAAGAGGCTGATGAGAGCGGCTCTCCTGATACCCCCTGATAGGACGGCATCTGCGATGATACAGGCCATGTCGTGTGCTTCAACTGGCTTAACCTTACGCCCTTTGCTACCTCTGAGTATTTCGGCAAGCTTGGACAAGCATATTCGTAAGGGTGCAGGCCCCGGTGCTTTTCCTCCTGTCTTAGATAGTGGTGCTCCTTGTGGACGTATATCTCGAAAGTCAAACTCAGGATATTGCTTTCCGTAGAAGTATGCTTCAACAAGCACCTTAACTGCGTCAGCCCATCCTTCGATGCTATCTCCAATGAGGAACCTACGACTCTCTCCAAGCGTTCCAAGCACTGTAGGTAGCTGTCCAACGTGTCTTTCCTGTACGGAATATCCACCACCAGTTCCGCCGAGGAGCATAAACATAAGTTCAGAGAACGCATCCACATGCTCAAGCGGGAGGTAAGCGCAGTTGTAGACTCGGTTGTTAGCCAACTCGATGGGAAGGCCTCCGAATTGTAGACTACGCATGGACGGCAACACCTTTTTAGCGTACACATAAATATATGCATCTCGTATCTCCTGTTCAATATCAGGGTATTTCCTGATGTGCATGTCCATGTTCCTTGTGACTATATTTGCCCAAGTCTCACGCCTCCCAAGCTCAGAAATGAACTTGGCGTATTTAGTATGGACAGTTATATCACTCAATATTTCATTACTCTTCTTCAACTTCACCCACTCCTATCCATCTTCCCTTGTCATCCAACACCATAGGTATGTGATGAGGAATCCCATCAACTATAACCATCATACCTAGTATTGGTTTATTAGCCGTCTCACGACCGTATGCAAATGCCAAACTTTCTCTGTCAAGAAGACAACCTGCTGTCGCACCCCAGTAGAGCCGTTGCTTGCTCGCCCCGTAAGACAAATCAAATCGTCCATGATTATGTCCCACAACAAGGTTAGTTCCTTCATGTGCAGCCGCACTTCTTGGGTCTCCTGCGCATTGATGCTTGAATAATACGCTACCGATGGGTGTATGAAGTGTATGGGAGTACGCCCATTCCCAATTATCACCACCTCCATTCGGGAATAGCACCTCTCTATAAGTTCGTAAGAACTCAACAGGGATTCCATGTGCCTTTGCTCGTCTATAGTGTAGGGAGCCGTGGTTAGAATGGCATAGTAGCATATATAGCATGATTATCTACCTCATCCCCCAGATTAACCACAGTAGCGTCACTAGGGGCTACGCTTACGACACTTGCAATGAATGCCATAGCATCTTGGTGGTGGTAGGGCATGTGCAGGTCAGGTATTACTACTATGTAGTTGTGTACCTTCTCCCCGTCAACCTTACCTACAGCTTGCCAGTCTTTCTCAGAGGGAGCACGCACCTTAACGTCCTCCTTAATCTCACGGTTGGCCTTAGCCTTATTAAACTTATGGACTCTAGCGTTGGGAGAACGAGCCTCCCATTGCTTGCGCCAATAAGCTACG